CTTCCATGTTGGTACGAAAGGATGCATTGAAATAAGGCCAACCGTGCGCATGGTATCTATCTACACAGCCAAGTAAGTCTTCTTTACTTGACAGAGAGCCTTGCATAATAGCAAAAGTTATTTCATCGTTTCTATTAGTACTATCTGCTACCATTGTTTTCAACAAAGAAGCTTTGAATGAGTTATTAGGTATAATTTTAGGCATTGCTGTTACCTCAAGCGTCTGTAAAGTCTAAAATGAAATTGGCAAGTTCAGGCACTTGACCCGGTTTAATGTTACGTGCTTTGGTTAGAGTTACCGCAGCATCTTTGTTCGGTCCGTCTACATCTACGAGAAGTAAAGGAATTGGAAGTTTGCTTACTTCTGGACTTTCAACAAGATTTTGGTCAGTGAACCAAGCTTCTTTTACGTCATCAGAGGCATAGTAATCACGATATATAAAGTCATCAAAAGAGAAAGCTCTATCGTGATAAGGAAGAATAAGACCCCAAGTTATATCAGTATCAACAGGCATTGTAGGGGGAGGAGTAGAACTTAACAGTCTTACGTATCCAAAGTTCATATCGTAATAACCCGAATCGTTAAAAGTAAGTCTAAACGCTTTACCCGTTACAATAGTTTCAAGCTCAATGTACTGAGCTTTACTGTCAACACCGTTTTCTTCAAGGTCAACACGTTGAGTACTAGTCCAATCTCCATTTCCATCATTTAAGGTCTCGTCCCAAACTTCAACGTCTACATAAGAACTTGAGTATCTGTTATCTGAGAAATCGCCTCTGTAGTATTCTAAGGCGTCTACTTCAATAGCTTCATCAAATTCTAGTATTAAAGGATAATCTTGGGCACCGCGTGGACTGTATCTGCTATAGTAACTGTAATCTCTACCGTTAGTAGCGTTACTGTCCTGCGGCTGATCTGAGCGATTACGGTCGCGGAAACGATTTAGATTCCAGTAATAACGCATACCTAGCATTATATAGTTGTACCTGAACTCGGTATGAATCATAGAGCTATGATTATAATCTACACGTTGAGCAGGCGAAGAAGAAGTGGTTAAGTTTTTAGATCTAATGTTGTCTAAAGTACCTGACTTCCAATCCTTCCATGCTTCTTCACGCAACATTACGCGTGGATAAAAAGACCACTTGTTGTAGTTCAAATCCAAGTAAGGTTGCTTGGGCGTAAGATACGTTCTAGTATGACCAGCCATAAACGAATCAGACGTAGGTTCTGTTTCTAGTTTATTCATAGTCATTGAGATACCAACTTCTGCTTGCGCATACATTTCTAACAAATCACTTTGGTCGAAAGGCAAAGAGTCTAAGTCAGTAGGAACAGGGCCTTTAAAACCAAGAAAGAATAAATCACATGCGTATAATCCTCTATTGTCATTAAGACCTGAATAGCAAAAGCTGTGTGCAAAAGTAATTGAAGGTTTAAGTGTATACATTATTCACTTCCCAAAAGCTTCAAGTTAAAATCTAAAATCTGAACCTCACTTAGTGCTTCCAGACCTCGGCTCTTGTTTAAGGTAACTGCACAACCATCACCAGATTCTCCTACGTCTAAGAATAGAAAAGGATAGCCTTCACGATTCCATAGAGTAGATTCTGTTTCAAAAGAGCCGTATCTAATATTGGGAGAGTCATAGATGTTGGTGGCGTTTGTATAAGAAAGAGCAGCCCATGTAATATCTACAGGTCCAGTACCGTAAGTAGGTTCTGTACTTGAACATAGGTGGATAAAGAGCAAATACGGGTGATACCCGCCTGTGTCGGACATGCGTAACTTGAATTTCTTTGCAGTGTAAGACTGAGAAAAAGAAACCAACTGCGCCTGTGATGTACCTTTAGTTACAGATAGTCTTTCCATATCTACCCAAACTTCATCTACTTCGTTCCAATATTGGAAGTCGTAGTGCTCACTTGCGTAAGCGGTCCCTGTAGAACCTAAAGCCAAGAACATACTATCTACAGTAACAGCCTGGTCATACGTAAATACCATTGGGAATCTATAAGGGTATCTAGATAACTTGGTGTTAAAGTTATCAGTCTTGTACCAGCGTTGTCTAGGAGAGTAACGCAATACATCAAGATTGTACGCATCCCGCATTTCATTCATTTCCCAAACTAGGCTTCGAGAAAGACCGTCAGTGCCTTCGCCTTGTAGGTCTCCAGGCTCTACGTTCTCTAACCACTTAGCTGTGCCTTCATGAGTTCTAGAAAGCGTTAGCAAAGAGTGTGAAAGAATCCACTTTTGCATTGCAGGTACAAACTTGTGACGTTTAACCGTTATCCAGTTTTCCACATTACTGTAATTGAATTGAGAAACACCGGGTTTATCTAAAATAGGATCGCCGTTAAGCTGACTCATTGCTATGCTGTTTCGAGAGAACTCAGCAAAGTTAGTCTGCATTTCTATTGGAACGTCTTGTACTGAGTTTGGCACATCACCTGTAAAGAAGTACAGTACAGTGTTGTGATTGTAGTTCGATACGTAGTTTGCAAAGTTATTGGTAAAACTATGACCTAAAGCCATTTGTGAAATTAAGCTATACATGTTAGTCCTTAAATACAAGATTGAACTTTACTAACCCAGGCGTTTGTCCTGTAATTAGGCTCAGATTGTCTACTTCGATACTATCAGTTTCTGTAGTACCTACATCACACAATATATAAGGAGTGAAGCCTCTAGAAGCTGTTAGAATTCTATCTTGTTGAGTTTCGAAATCCTCTGTAGGAATAATCATTGCCCACTGTATAGTCTCTAAAGACTCTGACGTATAGATAGGTTCAGCTTTAGAATAAGCAGACATGTGATTAATCGACCAATGTGGATCTCCACTGTATATGACAGTCTGTTTCATTAGGCCATCAATGCATACAATTCTAACAAAGCTTTCTACCATTACTGGATCTATCTCTTTGCTAATGAAGCCTTCACCAGAAATAGAGTAAGTGTTACCTATATCCCAAGTGTTACTTTCTGTATTCCATACGTCTACTCTAAAAGTTTCGCATGATGTGCTGTAAAGAGAGTTACCGCTCCAATGGGCTTGCTTTTGTCGAGAGTCAATTAAACGCTGGCGTAAAGATATAGCGCTCAGTATGATAGGCACTTCTGTTTCTGGAATATCATGTTTCTTGAAAGAAGTAAAATCTTCAATAGTACCTGCATCGACCCAATATCCATTGTTATAAATATCGTCGTTTTTAAGTACATATATAGAAACGATTTCAGTACCACCAGCAACTAAATCAACTGCGTAATCTAATACAGAAACTACATTGCCTAATTCGTCGGCACTAGCAGTCTCTTGCTCAAAAGAATACGTTGACTGGTACGTACCTGAATCCAATGTGCTTAAATGGTGTTCGAATACAGTATCTAATAAAGACTGTTCTGACATTGTAGGTACGTAGTAATAAAGACGAGAGTTAAACAGTTGCTTAGTTCCAGAGAAGTCTAGTACTACACTGCTGTCTTCTCTACCTACACGTAAGAAGGCAGAATCTGCGATAGAGTTTTTGAATCCGTAGTCATATTCCACCTGTGCCCAAGTAGATATTGCACTTGTAAAAACAGGCATATCGTTATTTAGAATCTCGGTAGTGTAGAAGTTCTTGTACGGAACTTTTGAAAAGTTTTCTTGTGTAAGTCCTTCACCTGTTTCTGGTATTGACTCTATCGTATTAGATAGAGATACACTGACAGTGGACTCGCCGGGCAAGCTCTGTGTTTGAAAATCGTTTAATCCAATAGCCCAACTATGAACATGTTGAGAAATATCAACAATATCCAAAGGATTAAAAGGTAGTGATTGTAAGTCAGAAGGCATTTGTGACGCAAAGAAAAATACTTGATACTTCAAGCCTGCTTCGCTCATACCTTCTGACATAATGTTTGAAATATTAATACCTTGCATGTTATTTCCTAAGTATTAAAACGTATAGATGTTCCTATAACTTCTGGATACTGATTTTCGTCAGGTTGCACATCTAAAGCAGAAATGTCCGCGACAATTATAGGTTTATCAATAAGTGTCGAAGCTAAGCTTTCTAAAGCGCTGTCTAATCTAGGGACTATCAAAAGCCAATCAGCACTTGGAAAGCTATCAACAGGTTCGTCTGTTAGCGCTGTAAGATACTTAACGTTCCATTGAGGGTTTCCAAAAGTAGCGTGACCTGGGTGGTTTCCCCAACTGCCTCCTCTGCTAACTATCTTAATAGCGCGAGTCTGTATTGGTGTATCTAAAGTTATTACATTTCCATTAGTGCCTAGATTTTCATATCTCTGCACTAGAACGAAACCTCCAGCACCTTCATTTTCATCATCAGACCAGTAATAAAAATCAACAGACGTAGCGTAAGCATACGCTCTATATCTAGCACCACCATATCGGTATTCTATAGAATTCTGATCAAAAGAAAACCCTGTTACGTTACGAACTTTATCGAATACTGCAAATAAAGGTACGCCTGATCTACCTATACTAAATCCATTAAATCCATTGTTGGCTGTATTTTCTCTATAGAATAAAGAGTTGACCGAAATTTCAGTGCGAAAGCGTTCTGGATAAGAATCAAAGCTTATCTGATCCTCGTCAAAAGTTTTCCACCCTATATAGAAAGGACTGATTTCGTTATGCCCTTCTACAACACTAGGTCGAATTCCTATAGGTCTCATTCTCCACTGAGTTTTTGGACTAGACAAAAAATCAATAAATCCTAATGGCTTAGAATCTATGCTACCGTATAGATTATAGTAAACGGAATTTTCTATAAGAGATATGTAGTTCAAGTCGAATGGTATAGCATCTAAGCTTTGCGGCATACTACCTTGAAAAAAGAAAGCATCGAACCAATCGTAGTCGATAGAAAATCCAAATGCCGCTAATTTGTTTAAGTTAATTCCTTGCATAATCCTCGCCTAAAAACGCGGAAAGGGAGGGACCGTAGTCTTACTCCCTTAACAGGTTTATTCTCTGATTACTGCAAATACTGCTTTACCATCGATAGGTGTAGTGTTGAAAGTAATCTCTACAGTGTTTTCGTCAACTGTAGTAATATCGTCAGGAACGATAACTTTGCCCGCACTATCAAATACCGTTACCAAGTACGCTACGCTATTCATGTTGTGAACAATATTCCACGTAGTAGCAGCTTCGCTTTGAGCATGAACATAGTTATCGGTGTTACCTGCAACATCGTCTAGTAGCACTGCTTGAAGTGTACCAGAAATGTTCATTAGTATTTCACCTTCTTTAAGCTCAATACCAGTAAGCTGACGAGGACCTGCACCTTGTCGAACAATAACAGAGTTAGCTGGAACATCACTAGGCAAGTACGGTCGCAAAGGAAGTTCTGTCTGAATGAAATCAGTAAAAGCACTCATTAATCAGTCTCCTCTACTTCTAGTACAAATGTACCTGATGTGTTAGAACCAGCAAACGCGCTATCTGAAATCCAGATGTGATCGCCATTTGCATCAAAGTCGCCGTCGCTATTTACAACCGTAAAGCCTTTCTGAACTTCACGCTTATCTGGATAGTACGTAAGAACGTCTGCGCCTTTGTATGAAACAATTAGGTTATTAACGTCATAAACGTTAGTACCAATAGCAACATACTGAGCTAATGCAGGCACTGTAATATCACGTTGTACCATACCAGCAACAAGATACGAATCACCAGAAGTAATTGTACTACCTTGTACGTCGGCTAGGTTAGTAATAGTAAGTCCAGAGAAAGTGTGGTCGCCACGAGCAACAGTGTCATCGACTGTTAGCGTAGTACGCCAGCGTGTATCGTTAACTTTAGTCCAGTTACCAGAAAGAACACCACCAGAAGCCGATAGAGAATCAGGTGCGTTAAGTAACTTCTGATCAGCACGAACTTCAACAGTGTAGTCTTCACCTTCTTGGCTTGAACGTAAACTGTTACCACCGTTAACAATAACGATTTGTGCATCAGGTACATCATCTGCTACGCTAACTTTCCAGTTAGTAGTAGCCGTTGAACCGTTAGCTTCACGAACTGCATAGATTTCTACGTTGTTCGTATCGACTTGATAACCAATAGTGTCACCGCTACGAGTAACAGTTTTAGTAGCACCGTAAGTGTTTGCATCTGCTACACTTAAACCTGCATTCGGGCGATACTCTACAGTGTCGGCATTGCTGATAGTCATAGACACATCAACGCTTTCACTTCCTTTAACTGCTTGCTGTCCAGCAGGGTAACTGTAACCAATAGCAGCAAACGTAGGCTTAACTTGCGAAACAATCATTGTGTCTGTAGAAGTGAATACATCACCCTCAGTACCTAGCAAGTTAGTAGCAACTGCACGAATCGCTAAATCACCAGAGCGGTTAGATACAGTGAACGTACCAGTAATCGCTTTGAATCCAGCACCAGCACTATCAGCAGCACCTAGAGTTAGATTCTTTTCTTGACTGCTTACACCGTAGTTAAGCAGACGTACTTCTTCTGCATCGTTTCCAACAACACCAGATAGAGTAACAGTGTCGCCTTGTTTAACTTCTGTCTGAGAGCCTGGATAAGCACCTAGATTTAGCTGCGTGATTTCAGGACCGCCAATAAGAACGTTCAGTGTACATGAAAACTCTGCACCAGTTGAACTAACAACAGTGATAGTTTGGTCAGTAACTTCTGGGTCTAAAGTCAGTTCTACGAAACCATAATAAAGACGAGGGTTATTTGGGTCTGCACTAATGTTTTCAATTAAAGCAGCTTGACCATTTACAGTAGCTTCAATAGAAGAAGCAGCCATATCAGGCTCAGCCATGAATTGAACACGTACAGTTTCAGTGTTAGTAACAGCATGATCGAGATAGAAGTCAGCAGGGATAGTATTTGGAACGTACTCTTTCAAACCAACAATGCCTTCACCTACAGGCTCTATGTCGATAATAAAAATACCACCTGCTGTTCTCAAATCCACGTACTGTTTAGGCACAGCGTGTAATGCATCTACTGGATCACCAGAGAGCGAAGCATGCCCAACAACCTTGGGGGAATGGAGTTTCATCAATATACCTCATAGTATGAGAATAATTTAACCAGTTAAATAGGAGTTATTCTAATTAACACCTAACATTAAATTAGTATGTTTGTATATTGACTTATAGATACAAAAAAGCTCACTAAGAAAGTCAAAGTGAGCTAGTCTGTTACAGTATGAAGTGAGGAACGCGTTTCTTTTTGGCTAACCGTAGTTCTAGGCTTCTGGCAGGTACTATAGCATAGTCGTGATCGCCTATAGCTATTTCATCTACTACTTCAAAGTTCATAGAATGAATGTTACTAAACTGCTTAAAGATATCAAACAATTCACAACCGTGTTCAAACACAAACTTTATTCTAGGCGTTTGGCAATCAGACCTTTTACATGCAGAGTTTCTTAGCTCTACAAACATATTCTCTAAGTATTCTGACCGTGAACGCCGTATTGATTCACTAGAGAACGCGCAAATAGTTACAAAGCTCATTCTATTTCCTCAACATTGGGTTTTCTGGTAGAGCAATACCGTAATAGCCTAGCTTTCTTTCGAGTAAAGAAATATAGAGAAGTAAGTCTGTTTCAGGGTGAGCAGACAATGCTTTTACAGTAGCTTTGCATTGATTGAGTTCTACTAGAGCAGTAATCAATTGGTTGTTACTAGATAGCGCGGCTTGTTGTAGTTCTTCTACAGACATAGTTCCGCTTTGTATTGAATCACCACGGTCTTCTAGGTTCTGTATTGTTTCAGAAGTTTCCGAAGATGACACTTTGGGTTGTTTTGACATATAGCTACTCATAATGTATGTTTTTGTTGTCTACCATCTATTTACAGTATTAGTTTAGATTAATGATACTGCCTTTAGCATTCAAGTTACCACTAGCTTTTAAATCCATAGTAGCAGAAGTACGGTCTTCTATCTTACCAGTAACTTTACGCGAGTAGCGACCTTTAATCTTTTCTTCAACATTGCCCTCTACTTCCATAGTGTAGTTACCAGTTACTTTTGTATGGTAGTTACCAGACTCACCGCCTAGTAAACCTTGGAAAGCTACTTTCTTTTGTGGATTAGCAGACAAAGAACCAAGTACAAAGTCTGGTGCATTCAACAGATAGCCGGGCACATCACCTTTGTTTCCTGTCACTATTTGTTGCAAGTTGCCAACGATTGTTTGATTCACATCACCAAGTATAGTTAAGTTAACATCGCCTGGGTTATGTAGAAACACTTCATTGGTTTTCAAATCAATAACGAATGTAGAACCATTTGGAAGCACTGTACCCTGTCTATTAGGATAGTTCTTTTCAAACTCTGGAAGTAAGTTCTGAGTATCAATAGGAACAGGACCGTAGCTTGGATTATTAGCATCGCCTTTATTTCTAAAGTATACAGCTACTTTGTTTCCACGTTTGGGAACTCCACGAAAAGAACCAGTGCGTTGTTCAACATCACCACCTCTTAGGCCGTTTGGATGAAAGTTAGTTTCGGGAATAGCCCAAGGAAGTTTGTCATCTGGAATACTATCTTGGAACACATCAAGACGAACTCTAACACGACCTAGATATTCTGGATCGTTATCATCAATTACCACACCAATATACGGCTTGTTTGGGTCTAATCCTTTTCTGTGGATTATCTTACTTAAATCTACTGTAGGTTGCATTATATGCTCCAACTCATTTGCAACAAAAAAAGGGCTACACGTTAATGCAGCCCTTTGTATTTACACTTTTATTGTACTGTGACAGCACCGACAATCAATGCAGTTACCAATACTATTAAAGATATGACTACCATCGTGACCCAGTTATTAGCCCACGAATGCCAGTACCCATCTAAGCTGACAGGTCTGTTTTGTGGGTACGGTTGGTAAGGTATACCAGCAACAATAGCTAAAACTGCTAAGAATGATAAAGCAGATAGGAATGATTGTATTTCAAAACCAAAGCCTACAAAAACTCCAATAAACATAATCAGCAAAGTACGAATAAGTACATCAACTATTGTTAGTCCAAAGTATAGTGCCATGTTATCTCCTTATGTACCTGTTCCTACAGTAGTTGTAGTAGAGCCAGGTCCGTTCAACGTAGCGTTAGCAGAAGCGCCCTCACCATTTGCACACAACAAGTCATTAACTAGAGACTCTAATTGTTGAAGTCTTCTAGCTAAATCATTTTGAGGTATAAACAACTTAGCAAGAGCTAGTCTATCAAGACAGTTTGTAGGAGGCATTGCTAAGTCCGACATTCTATCTTGAATTCTTTCGTTGAGTTGTCTACAAGTAGATTGTACTCTTGGGTTATTCAGGTACTGATCTGGTATATTACCTTTACTAGCGAGTTCGTTCACATCAGCTTGGAACTCTTTAGATAATTGGTCGATACGATTGATACGGTTTGCTACCATTCCAATTATATCACCTAGATTAGGACCGAATAAATCAAGTGCAGCCAACTCACTCGGAATGAGTTCGTTACAAAGTTCTTCCATCTTCTGTATAGCAGATTGAAATTCTCTACCAACAGCAGTAAGGTAGTCTTTGGCTTCCCCGTACTTATCTACAATTCTCTGATCTGCAAATGCTCGACCTTCTTCCTCAAAGTCATTGAGCAACTTATCTATTTTCTTTTTCTGATTTTCTACAAACTTGTTAAAGCTATCAGTTGGATTAGCTTGGGACTCAGCAGGTTCTTCGTACTCGCCTAGTTCTTTAGCTAACTGTATTTGCTCTGACTCGTTTGCTGTATCAGTTTTTACTTTTGGATTAACAGTGTTTTCCAACGTAGTCTCGTTATGAGGGTCAGTTGGGTCTACCGCTGTATCTACTTTGTTTGTTTGCTTTGGAGATACACTGCTCGTATTCTTAGACTCACTTAAAGGAGTTGAACCTGAATCAGTCACATAGCTTCGATAGAGTGTGTATATCTCGCTGTAATGATTAGAGCGAATGGCAATGATTTTATTACCGATAATGTACTTACCAGAAAACGATTCGTTTAACGACGGTTCGCCTTGATTAGCTTCTGGGTTTACATGCTCGTAATCACACACTTGCAACAAATCTAAGTTGTTGAAGTTATCACATATACCTCTAACTGTTTCAGTGAACAGCGACAAGTGACGCATATTCAAGTACTGAGCTTTGTAGTAATGCTCATGCATGTTAGAGGCTGAAAGAGGTGCAGTACCACTATCGAAGTAGTAACCAGATGTAAGACTTGTTAAGTCGATAGAGTTTTTCAAGTCCTCGTTTAAAGGCAATCCATCACCAAACACTTCTGGTTCTGACTTTTCAAACTTCAACAAGTCACCGCTTAAACTATGCTGTACATGCGTATGCCCATAGTTAGTTAGCTTGTTAAAGAATCCGCTAGTTGTATCAATACTGCTTTCACGTAAAGCGATTCGGTTTTCTTTACCAGATACATTGGATACGTTAAACATACCAACTTCGGGTTCGCGTTTAAGCTCTTGGAATAAATCATTTAGAAAGTAAGTGCTATTCCAATCTAAGCAACCTTTCATGCAGGTGGATTTACCAGAGTAAGAATGTTCCAGTATTTCTTTGATAAACTGAATCTGACTCTTACCTATGTTTCTCCAACACATAAAGTCACTAAGAGATAATCCACCCTCAGGCTGTTTAACCTCAATATTGTACTTCTTCAATATGTCTGTAATAGCAGTAGCGCTAGTGCCGTCATAAAACTCGCGTTGCGCTTCAAGTATGTATTCAGGTATATCAGGAACTAATGTAGCTCTTCGTAATAGACCTGCACTAATAGTCTCGCTCTTCACTTTACCAAGCACACGGGTTTTTATTTCCATGCTGTCACCAGTTCTATCTACTCCTTGAGATAGAACGATATCAACTTTAGTTCCGTCTACTAAGGCATAGTCACCAGTATTGAATATTGCATGAACGTCATTTAGTTCTAGAACAGCTACAGGTATTTCATAGCCAATTCCAGAGTACATTGTTAGAGATTTAAAAACATTCGACGAAGGAGGAATCTCTTGATCGTTTATTTTTATCTCTAAGAAAACACCGTTCTTTAATTCAATAGCCATTAGATAGATACCGTTCTGTTTCTGTTCAAGCTTTTAGAAAATGCTAGCACTTGGCTACTGTCAGGAATACGCAAAGTATCACCTGCTCGAATACTCATGCCGTTAGATATCCCATTGAATGCCAAAATCAAACCAAACAGTTCAACATCGTCATAGTAATCGAATGCGATTAGCTGAGGATTACTTTCTTCACTATTTGTAACAGTGTGATTAGTGTACTGAGTTATTCGATCTAAGTTTTCGTATAGCTTATTTTTTAAAGGGTCTATACCTAGTTTATCAATGTGTACGAATCGCGTTAAGTCTAATGCCATTACACACCCCATCTGTCAGTACTAAACCAAGTTTCAATATCTTCTCTCGACACTGGATAGTAAGACTCAATCTGTACGTTCATTTCTACGCTCATAGGCAAACCTGAACCATGTTCAAACATACCATCGAATGCAGCAGAAACGTTTTTGATAACACAAGGAGTCATTTGAAAGAAGTTACCTATAGTACAGGTAAATATTTTACCAGTAATAAGAGAACTCGCATCACTAGACTGTCCTTCTTTAGTATTCTTTCTATACTGTGAAATAGCTTCTGCAACTGGACTAGGACCTGGAATAAGCATACGTC